TTACAAAGCGGCGACGTCGCGGGCTGAGACGCCGCGCGACCTGGAGTACCGGCTCTTCGGCCAGGTCACGCGCGCGCTGGTGCATGCCTCGACGGTCGATGAACGGGATCTGGCCACGCGTATCGACGCGCTGGACTGGAACCGGCGTCTGTGGTCGACTCTGGCTTCGGACTGCGGCGATCCCGCCAACGTGCTGCCGGCGTCCCTGCGCGCGCAGATCATTTCCCTGAGCCTGTTCATCAATCGCCACTCCTCCGCTGTCATGCGCGGCGAAGAGACGTTCCAGGACCTGATCGAGATCAACCGCATGATGATGCAGGGGCTGGCGCCGGGAGCGCAGCAGGCGGCCTGAACGCGCCCTTCTTCACGAAATCGCGAAGCCTGTTGCTGCAAGCTGTTGAACCGACCTACCTTTCAGATCCCTGTTGAACAGTCGAAAGGAAGTAAACCCTTCCTATGTCTCACTCGGGACTCAGCGGGTTCAGCTTTCCCAAATAGCCGTCATAGCGCGCTCACGCCGCTGGTTCTGCGGCCTCTCGGGCAACCCGGAGAGGCTGGTATCGTTCGGATATTTCACCCATCCAACTGTTGTTTTCCGTGTCGGAGACCATCTGCTGGAAAGCGACGCCCAACGGGATCGCAATCATCAAAAGCTGATCCAAGGTAAGAGCAATCTTCTCGGGGTTCTCTGGTCCGACAAGGAAGCCGTTCCAGCTTTTGCCGTCATCAGCGATTTTCATATGGCGGCGTAGCGATTTGCCAGACGGGTGAACGGCATCGTCCGACATTACGCGATACAAGAGATAAAGTTTGTTGAGTGGCCCAAGCTCGGCAAGTTCAGCGGGGCTTGCGTTCGTGACCTTTCCAAAGCTCGCTACTGCCGCTTGAAGCTTGTCGATGTCAGCGGACAGCCCTTGTTTGATAATGGCTTTGGCCTGTCCCTTCTTTGCGGCATCCATATCGTCCCACATGACCTTGCGGGCGGCATCAGGGTTGTCGTGAAGCGCGGCCATCAAGAACGCATTCTCAAGAAGGCCGCGAGCGAGGGTTCGCGCTTCAACATCCATACCGCGTTCCGCCATCAGGATTGCGCCCTGAAGCTGGGCGCAGGACCGATGAAGCAGCAACAAAGCCATCGGCAAACGCTCAAAGGGCGTTCCAGTTATGGTCTGCGAAGCTTTCATAGCCGTCGATTGAAGGCAGCGATTTGCTTCTTCTACGAGGTCAAACCATGGCGCGTTTGCCTGACGACGGTCTGGCGTTCCCGCGACAACTCCATCGGAGAGAAAGCCGATGTCGGCAAACGTGCGTTTTTCAGATTTTTCCATAACCGGAGGTTAGCAGGGCTACGCCTACGCGGCTATCGTATCCACGAGATCGCCGAGGTCGTCGGGCGTCAGGTGGGCGTAGCGCGTCGATGTGATCTGGATGCTGGAATGCCCGGCCAGAAGGCTGACCTTCTGGATCGGGTGGACCTTCGCCGCCTTGGTCAGGGCGGTGTGGCGCAGGGTGTGGAACCTGACGTCGCCGATGTCGAACCCTCTGGCGTTCATGTCCGCCCGGCAGTCCTCCCACAGCTTGAACAGCACGGCGTGGGTGAAGGGGAACAGCGGGCCATTGCCAGCACGGAGGCGTAGCGCCGGGATCATGCTGACAATGTAGGCCGACAGGGGGACGTAGCGGGGCTTCTTGTTCTTCGTGCTGTAGCGGGGGAACCCTACCAGCGTGCGGCCTGTGGCGCGCATTTCGATGTGGCCGGGCCAGACGCCCAAGGCTTCGCCCTTGCGGCACGCGGTATCCAGCAGGAAACGGACGAAGACGCGGAAACGTGACCAATCCCGGTCAGGCTCCAACATCGTGCGGGCGTCGATGACCTCGAACAGGGCGACGGCCTCGATGTCGGAAAGGGTCCGCTCCTGAATGTTGTCCACCTCGATGGCGGGGAAGGCGGGCTTGCCGAACAGGACGGGTGATCCGTCCTCGTTCGTCATGCGGGTCGCGTGGGTCAGGGCCGCGCTCAAGGTCTCCATGCGACGCTTGACGGTGGCAGGGGAGGCGACCGGGCTGCCGCGCCCGCCGAGGGCTTCCAGTTCGGTCACCAGCCGCTCAAGGCGGGTGAAGTGTAGGGCGGTCAGGTCTTCGTCACCGATCAGGTGGCGCAGGATTTTCAGGTTCGTCTTGAGGGTCGCGCGGCTGCGGACGGTGCGCCACATGGTGCGCTCACAGTGGGTGAAGAGGTCGCTGACGATCATTCCCGTTCCTTGAGAGCCTTGGCCACTTTGACGGCTATCGCTTCGCCCTTCTTGGTCAGGCGCAGCATCTTGCGACGGTTGTCGGCGGCGTCAGTTTCCAGCAGCAGCCAGCCCAGACGGTCGGGGTCGCGGTCGGTTGGCTCAAGGAAGACCTGATAGCTGCGGCCCATGCTGTCGGGGATCAGGTCGCTGCCGCGATTGTCCTTGCCGCTGGCCTCTTTGATCTCGGTCATGGTCGGCGACGATCCCATGGCGATCTTCTCGACGATCATCGCGAAGGTCAGGACTTGCCGCAGCGTCGAGGTCGCGGGCAGTTCTTTGGCCAGCAGCGTCAGGGCCGTGGACATCTGCGCGAAGGTCCATGCGTCGGCCAGCAGCGAGTGCTTGCGGGCATCGAAATCGGGTGAACCTTTGGGCATGGGAGAATCCTTTGGCGGTCTGAAGGACAAAGGATGCCGCTGAACACCTTTCGGATCAACGAACAGGTCGAGAGTGCCGCATGTCATTTGGCGTCGCGCTCCGTCCGGTGACGGGCAACGGCCATTTCCTCGTCGAAGGTCAGGCGTTGATAGCCCCACTTCCTGACGACGCGATCCACGAGCCGGAGCGGCCAGACCCAGCCGACCATGACGCTGAAGAACACGAACACGAACCCCCACACGCCGACATAGAGGGCGTCGGTCAGGATGTGGTTGAAAAAGGCTTCCATCCGAACTCCAATAGATGTTCAGGAGCAATGATGGCGCCTTTGACTCTATCGGTCAATAAGGCTCGCCGGGATGCTGTCCTACGCGGCAAGCACCCGTTTTTTCCTGACGAGCTTGAACTTCTTGGTGATCGCATCGTCGAACTCGTGAGCGGTGCGGACCAGATTCATAGCAAAAGACGAATACAAATCCCAATCGGTATGGTGGCGCTTGCCGATGACGAACGACTCTCCGCGCGTGTCCTTAACCCGGTCGTGGAATACGGCGTTCACAATGCCGCCCGCGTGGACGTTGATGTTGCGAACTTCGATGGCCAGTCGCACCCATGCTTCCTGCTCGGCGTCTTGGAATAGGGAAACGCCCAAATGCTTCGCAACATACTCCGAGAGGTCGGATAGACTTCCGTAGGAAAGTTTGTTGACCCGGCGCTCGACCAGCACTCGGATCACATCCTTCATGTCACTCATCCCGATGATGCTTTTGACGGGCACCACGTCTTCCGACGAAAGAATGCGCGGCTGCTTCAGGATACAAGCCTGAACAGCGTCAGAGATGTAGCGGTTGAATGCGTTGACGGTGTTGTTGACGAGGTTTTCCGAGGTCACCCGCCGAAAATCGGCAAGCCGTTTTGCGATCATATCGGGCTTGCTGATCACCTCTTCAAATCGCGCGCGATCAGGATCGTCATCCGCCAAACTGTGAATGAGCGCCTTGGCTGCGGTGACACGAGTATCATCAGCCTTGTGTGCCAGTTCGATCATGAAGAAGAACGCGGAGACGATCTCCAACTGTGCGTTTACGAAGTCATTGAGCGCAGGAGTGCCGCGCTGGATGTGCGCGGGGAGGATCAGGCGGTCGGCTTTCGTCGTCATTTGACGATGTGACCACGGCGGATGAGATCAGTCCATTGTCCCGTGACGCAAGAAGTAGGCTTCAGCGAATGCTGCGGCCTCTTCGATCTCGCCTTCCAGCACGGTCAGCGCGTTTTCCAGATCGTAGAGCCGGGTCTTCGTCTTGCTGATGTCAGCGCGCGTGTTCTGCGCGCTGGCCTCTGCCCGGCGGAACATGTCCAGCCGGAAGGCCAGACCTCGGGGCGTGAGTTGGTCGTCGGTGAAGGTCTGCTTCATGCGGCCTCCGGCGCTGGCGTCGGTTCTGGCTCGCCGATGCGCTCGGGCATGGTGTCGGCGCCGAGGGCAGGGACTTCGAACGGCTGCGAGGCTTCCTCGCTGAAGGCCATCCAGCACAGCAGGGCGTCGCTGGCGTGGTCGAAGTGGATTTCACAGACGGGCGCCATGACCGCGCGGAACCCGCTGTTGCGGGCGCGATCCTCGGCGACCTTCCAGCCCCGATAGCTAACCAGTTCGCGGGCGTGCGGCTCTACGCCATGATCGTCCAGCCAGTCGTAGATGTCGTCGGGCGGGGCGATGTGCCACGTCAGGACGTGAACGCCGGGGCGGCGAGTGATCTGCGTCCGGTTGGCGGCGGTTGTGTTGCGGACGAAGCGTTCAGCCTCGGTGCGGGTCATCTGGCTCACAGCCAGATCACCACGGCGACCACGGCCACGACCAGCAGTCCGAGGATGATGTTGCCGCACACGACGCGGACCTTCCCGTCATCGCGGTCGCGAAGGTTGGAAAGGTAGTTGGGATCGCGACGCTTCAAGCGGTTCGCGATGATGGACGCCGCCTGTGCGGGCGTCACGGTCTGGCCTTGGTAGATCATGTCTGTCTCCTGATGAGGGCTACAGGGTATTTAGCCAGACACCCCTCAACCGGTGTCACAGCCCCGGCTGGCCGAAGTCCGAACCGATCAAGCTTCCCCGTGTGGCGTCGAATGACAGGCCCAGACGCGCCCGCTGCGTCGCGTAGTGTTCGCGCGCGACCCGCGCCTCGTTCAGCACGCCGTCGATCTGATAGGTGACCGCCTCAAGCCGATCCACGAGCAGGGCGATGATCTCCTCCTGCTTGGTCAGCCTGTCGTTTGCGTCGTCCAGCGCCGTGGCCAGCAACGAGTTGATTTCTTCTTGATCCATGATGTATTCTAATATTCGGGCCTCGACGCCGCCATTTCTTTCGGCAACGAGGGAGATTTTTGTGTCGAACGAGTGGGAACGAGGCTCGACGTTCTTACGGTTCACCCGCCTACGATGAGTTGAACGTCGGAGAAACTCTATATATAGAGAACATTTTCAAAAAACGAACGAGTTCAACGAGTTGACGGCGAAAGCCAGTCCTTCGAGACCTCGTTGGTCTCTATATATACTTATTCTAACTGATCTATAATTGAAGGCGGTATATATAGAGACTTACGAACGCCAGCCCGCGTGCCGGTCGTGCGGTGTGAACCGGGATTGTGCGGTGGCGGGACGCTTCAGCGGCTTGCCGGAAGCGTAGGTCGGGACGAACGCCGGAAGGTCCAGCCGCTCGGTCGTCAGGTAGAGTTCGCCGTGGGTGATCTGGCCGCCCGACATCTCGACGCGGGCGATCTGGCCATGGTGGTGGGTCGTGCCCTCGCCGTGAACCTTGGACTTCACCAGCGCAAACAGGCTCGACGGAAACTCGTTCGCCAGTTCCATCATCATCGACGAGTAGTCGTCCGAGATCGGGTTCTTGACGAGAACCTTCTTGCGCTTGGGGTTCGTGCCCGGAAGGCTGTTGTTCAGGGCGATGGCCTTCTCGATCAGCGCCGGGGCCGTCAGCAGTTCAGCGTCGCCCGAGAAGCAGGGATCGTCGATGTTCATGCTGGTGCGCGTCGGGTCACCGTCCCAAGCTTTGAAGGCGAGCTTATAACGGTGGGGCGTGCGCTTGGGCTGAACGCCGCCGGGCCAGTTGTCGAACAGGGTCACCTGAAGTGCGACCATCGCCGAAGTCGCCGGGATCGGGCGCCCCTTGGGCTTGCCGTCGTCGGCGATGGCCAAGGCCAGTTCCAGCAGCTTGGCGTGTTGATGTCTGAAGGTCACCTTCATGGGTGGGTCGTTGATGACGATTTCCATCGTCTGAATAAGCTTGGCGTAGTCCATGGGTCCAGAAACGAAAGGCCCCACGACGGGCAAGGTCGCAGGGCCTACAGGTCTCGGGATCACACTGACCGGTGTTCCGATCCTGTATTTATCCAGATTCAGTCAGCCCCGTTTCACGACTTGCCCTCGTGGAATCGGGTTGTGAGCTATTTAGCTCGGGCCGCTCTGAAGCCCGCCGACAGCAGCCAGCGGGTTCCAGAGCGGTTCATCAGGAGACGGCCCCAACAAACTGTTCAGGGAAACGGGACCGTCTGTATTTAGGTGAGGGGGCCGGATCGGCTGTCACTTCGCGAGCCAAGGCGTGAAACCCTTCTCGATACCCTGCTGAACCTGAAGGTAGGTTGCCCGCTCGAACTCGAAGTCGGGAGCAAGCGCAGTCTTGGCGTTCGCGATCCATTCCTCGCCAAACAGGAAGGTCCGGTTGTCGAGGGCGACCCAACGCTTCCGCCCGACGACGCGATTCAGAAGCTCCTTCGCGTCTCTGCCTCGTTTCTGGTTCTCGGCGTAGGAGCCGTAGGTCACCGACGTCGCGACAATCGCCCCCGTGATCAGCACGTCCTGCCCGATCCTATAGGCTTCTCTGTCCCGCTCATGGCTGATGCCCGTAAGCATCGACGCGCCCTGCCGTGCGACTTCAGCCTCGGCCTTGATGTCAGCGATCTCTTCAGCCTTGTCCGCCATCCACGCTTCGATTTCGGCGGCAGTCATCCGTAAGCCCCTGTGCCGTTCACGCGGTCGTAGCCATCGGTTCCTTCTTCGTAGAGGTAGACGACTGTCTGAAGGGAGCGCGGATAGCGTTTGGCGCCGATATGACTGCCTTCCTCCCAAGCTGCGAATGCCTCGCCCCCCGCCTCGAAGATCATGTCAGTCTCTTGCTCGGTCTCGTCCGCGACCGGCTTGCGTGCGATCCAGCCTTCGCTGGCCACGATCTCTGTGAACTCGTCGAGGGTCATTGCCTCGGCGCTGGTATAGAAGTTCGACATCAGGCGACGACCTCCGCAACCGCAGCCGTGATCTCCGGCCACGCGCCGTCAGCCTGTAGGTCGATGTCCCGCAGACCGGCCCGCAAATCACCGCCGTCGAACATCACGGTGATCTCGTGATGCTCCCCCTTGTCCGTCGCGGACACCACGCTAACCGGGGCGCCCATGTAGTAGATAGCCATAAGGCTTCGCTCCAAAACGAGAGAAAACCGACACGCACAGCGCGAGCCGGTGGAAGGTTAAATGTCTTGGAATATACCTGTGGTCCGTAGACCGAACCGGCGGGCCTAATAACTCCGCTGGTTTAGACTGTATAGCACAGGGCCGGTCGCACATCAACCGGCCCTGATTTGTTCCATATGTTCTACATCAGAACGGGAGGTCTTCCAGTTCGCGCTCGTCCTGATACGACAGGGCCGGGAAGTCGCCAGCCAGTTCGCGGTTGATCGCAGCCAGCAGGACATCAGGCGACATCGGGTTCATGTTGTCGCTGGCGTCCCACGACGGGGCAGGGACGTGCGGAAAGTAGCCAGCCTCCCACGCCAGATAAGCCGCGTCGTCCAAGGCCAAGCCGTCAGGGCGGACAAGCTTGCGACGGAAGGGCGCGGACCTATGCCACTTGTCCGCATCCAGCGCCGACAGTTCGCCGCCATCGTCGCGCAGTCCGCGCAGCGACAGGAACTCGCACAGGGTCGGATCACGTCGCGGGGCTGGCGTCACGGGAGCCGGGCGAACCGGCTCCGGCACGACATCGACCGGCGCAGCCTGTAGGGCCGTCAGGGCTTCCGCCATGGCGTGGCACGCCTTGCGCCAGTCCTCGCGCTTATGGGTGTCACAGGCCCGTTGATACAGTTCGAGGGCAACCGCAGGAGAAGCCGCAGGAACCGCAGCAGCAGCGTCGGGAGTCGTTGCCCGCGTTTTCCGCTCTTGCCGCTCCACGGGGCGGAAATCGGGCGCCGTAGGGCCATCGGAGTCATGACTGGTGAAGAGGAAATCAATCGCCTGTTGAGCCTTGCTTGCCGCCGAGAAAATGGCGCGCTTGTCGGCCTTGAGGACATTCAGCCACGACGACAGGTAAGCCGCATGATCCTCGCGCGGCTCGCTGGCCAGACCCAGACGGGCCATAGCGAACGCCGCCCCTAACTCGGCGACCAATTCCTCCGCAGCATAGGCGTTGTCGCCGAACCGCTTTCCGAAGGTCCGATCAAGGCGCGAGGCCCCGCCGCTCCAATGCGTCAGTTCATGGGCGAGCGTGCCGTAATAGCTTTCCGCGTCGCGGAAGCTGGCCAGCGGCGGCATCTGAACGCGGTCATGAGCGGGCGAGAAAAAGGCCCGGTTGCCGCCGTGGTGAATGTCGGCGCCGGTTGCCTTCGCCCATACGTCCGCCGCTTCGATCCGGTCGGGTCCGCCGGTGACGACAGGCGCAACGCCAGTGATGTCAGGCGACAGGCCGTCGATTTGCTGGACATTGAAGACCGTATACGTCCGCATGAACGCGACATCGCGATCCTCGGCGCCGTCTTCGCCCTCAACGGTGAACTTGCTGGCGTAGCAAATGGCCGTGCCCTTCTCGCCCTTGCGGACGCATCCGCCCGCAGCTTGAGCTTGTTTGAAGGTCATCCAGCGTTGCGCCTGATAGCCGCGATCCTCCGCAGCGCCCCAAAGCAACAGGACGTTGATGCCCCGGTAGGGCGTGCCGCAGGACCGCAGCGGCATGACCGGGAGGCCCGATCCTGTAGAGGTCCAAGGCTTGGACCACGGGCGAACCCCTGCCTCAAGCTGGCGAACAATGGCGTCAGTCACAGTCTGATAAACGTCGGTTTTGGCGGTAGTCGTCATGTTAAAAACCTTTGTCGAGGAACATCTATTGGGGAAGGTCAGGCGACTTCGAACATCCAGCCGTTGACGCGGAGCCGGTCGCCGGTGTCGTCGCAGATGGCTTCGAACTCGCCATCAAGGTCAGCTTCGGCGCGGACCCAGACAGTCAGGTCACAGGCGCCGCCGATCAGGTCGATAAGGCGATCAAAGCCGGTCGGGAGATTGGTTGTCATTGGAAAACCTATGTCGAGAAGCAATGACCGGACAAGAATCGATGTTGGAACGCCTGTCAACAGAAAATGTATGTCGAGAAGCATCTAATCGAAAAACGCAGGGCCTAACGTGCGTGCCCATGCGCCCGCGTATAGGTAGGCAGGGCAGGGCAGACGGTCCCCCGACCCTCGGCCAGACGCTCGCGCATCGTCGATTGCCACTTACACCGGCAATAGGTCGCAATGATTACAAGAGGTTAGGTCTGACGATCAGACCAGATGACCCGGAATCAGTCTCGGAGGCCCGGCGCATCGCCATATAGCCAGAGCGTGGGGCAGGGTGACCCGACCGTGGTCAGGGCAGTTGACCCCCCACGGGGGGTAGGCACACCGCAGTCGCGTATATTCCCCACTTCGGATGCGCGACCCATTTTCAGTTTGAATCCGCTGGCATTTAAGGTTGCGGCACGCCACCCTGCCGTGTCGGGGAGGCGCCTAATGGAAATGAATAACTTCGCGTTGGACCAGTATCGGCGCGACTGGCTGGATCGTCATGTCAAAGCCGCTATCGGCGACGACGCTCCGAGCTACAACGAGTTCAGAATGCTTCTGGATCAAGTCTCGCGAGAGGCTGTCGATCTGGCCATGAAGGCTGGCTTAAGCCCCGATGAGACAGGCCGCCGGTCGCCATTCGACAAGTTTCTCGACGACGCTGCGGAGCCAATCGAAAACCTGTTCTGGTCCTTTGGTTCGAGTGACGACAGGAAGAAGGGTCGGATGTGGAGCCACCGGTCGTTTCTCATAAGCGACGTGCGTGGGAAACTACTGCCAGAGTTCCACCGGGGCGAGATCGAGCAGCTTGCTGGGGCCTACATCGACGCTCCGGTGAAGACGGCGACGGTGGACCGATTGTTCGCGGACCTCCTTGTAGGGATGGAGTTCGCGCAGTTCACTGATCTTCACGTCAACGCACCCCACGTCCCCTTCATCGGTCCGAGCCTTCTGAAGAGGAAGCCGATCCTCGACTACTTCGCCAATCGTGTGGTCTCTGCGGTAGTGGGGCTGATCGGATTTGGTTTGTTCTGGCTCGCGACCTTCGTTGGTTTTCCGAAGGATTGGCTCTGGATCGTCGCCTACATCCTCATGGTTCTCTTTGTCTTGGAGTCGATCTGGTCGCTCCTATGGCTTCCGAAGCAATGGCTGGCGACGCGCGCAGCCCAGAAGAAGGTTCAAGAGATCATCAGCCAGATGAGTGGCGTCTACAGCGCGCTTGGTTCTGACGGCCCGATCAGCGCGCATCACGTCTCGGACCTTGTTCGGAAATCCTCGGACGCTGGGATCGTCTGGCCCGGCCCGCTTCATGTCCTGCTTGAGGACATCATCGCCCGAGGTGGGCGCTTCTGACTCGTGTATGAAAATGGGCCGCCGGGAAACCGGCGGCCCCAGCCTTCAGATGAACTCTGGCGGCTTCTTGAACCAGCGACGCTTGCGACGCCGGTGGTGGCGAACCTGCTCAAGCAGACCCAGACGGATACGGATGTATCGGTGAACGTAGACCGGACGAACCAACATCGGGTTCTCCATGTATGGGGTGGACACTCTGGTCACCCGGTGCGACGCTCGTTTTGTATCGCCGAACGCGACCGGGAAACCGATCTCTTCAGCATCGCGGCTCGCCTCTCGTAAAGGCGGGCCGTTTTGCTGTCTGGCCCTTGGCCCGGCTTATTTCCCTCGATGGCATCTCCAAGAATGAACGACGGATTCACCCCGTCTGTTAATGTCTCGCCGATTTCGCTGTCGGAGTCTATGCCTGTATCCGTTGAGGCCCCATACAAAAGGTGATACATCTGGGGACAACGAGGAGAGATGGCATGTCTGACGCCTATGAAACGGCTCTGCGAGTCCGAGACGAGTTGAGAGAAAGCCTTGAAAAGATTGAAAAGTTCATTGAACTCCACGAATGGGTTCTGGCTCGCGGCAATCTCACCATTACGCTGAATCGCGAAGCCGAAAGGATCGACGGGGAACTGTTTGCCGCAGGAGCCGCCGTGCGTCGGTCCCCATCTGTTCCGCACGCCAAACCCGCTGCTGTCGTCCAGAATGTGATTCGTATCCTTGCCGACGAAGGGCGCCCCATAAAGCGGGGCGAACTGCTGGATATCCTTGAAAAGCAAGGTGTTGTCATGGGGGGCACTGACAAATCGAAGGCGTTGGGAACTACGCTGTGGCGTGTTCAGGATAAAATCGTGAACCTCAATGGTTTCGGTTATTGGCTCAAGGACAGGGCGTATGATCCGGCTGGATATCGCGGCGATTTGGAAGGTCTTCTCGGATAGCTGCGTGGAGTTCCGGTGATTAAGCAGCTTGTGGCTTACGACGCCTTAATCACAAGGATCAGCGGGCCTCGGCTTTCGGTGGCAGCGATGTGCCCGTCGAAGCTAAATATAGGATGCCTCCGAGCCTCCACACCTTCCGGCCCAATCCCGAACAGCGGGTGATCCTCGATCAACTCGAACAGCGCGAGCGCATGAACTCCGTGCGCCGCGCCTTGTTCGCTGTCGGCGACATCACGCTCGACGCCAAGCTGGGGGAGATGGTCCCGCGCGAGAAGGGCGACCGTCACGCCGAGGTTCTGGCTGAAGCCTACAACGTCATCGCTCTCTATCAGGCTCTGATGCTTACGCCGGGAATGCCTTGGGGCGCCACGCGATAGCGAGCCTTGCCCAAAGATTGTCTCATGGATTTTCAGGGCGTCAATCAGAATACTTCCGGCCATAGTGAACGGAAAACAAACAAGATTTTCGGTTGCGGCTTTCTGGAAATGTGGTGTGATGTGATCAGAGAAATCGCAACGGAGACCGCCCTTGAGCCACGCCAACGACAACGCTTCCACCACCCAAGACGTGATCGACTTCGATGTCATGAACATCGAGATCAGCGAGTTCGCTGATTTCTGTATCAGCAGCCACCGTGTGGAGCCTGTCGAGGCCAAGCCCAAGAAGGCGGCGCACAAGGTGCGCGTCGATCCGCAGCCCAAGCCGGGCGCGACCGCGAAGCTGATCACCGGCGACAGCCTCGAACATCTGCGCCAGATGGCGGACGGTTCGGTGTCGGTGTTCTTCTTCAGCCCGCCCTACAACAAGCACCGCAACGGCAAGCGCATCCACTTCAGCAAGGCGTGGAAGGGTGCTGCGCTCGGCGATGGCTACGCCAGCTACTCCGACGACATGCCGCACAGAGCCTACGTCGATTGGATGAAGTCGGTCCTGACCGAATGCTGGCGCGTGGTCGCCGACGACGGCGCGATCTTCTTCCAGCACAAGGATCAGCAGTTCAACGGCGTCACTCTGACGCCTGACGAACTGAACCCCGGTCTGCCGCTGCGTCAGCGCATCATCTGGGATCGTGGCGGCGGACCCTGCTCGAACCGCAACTTCCTGCGTCCGTCGTATGAGTTCATCCACGTCTACGCCAAGCCGAAGTTCAAGTTCGCCAGCGCGGGCGTGATCCGCGATGTCCTGTCGATCCGTCCCGACAATAACGAGCATCCCGCGCCGTTCCCGGTGGAACTGCCGCAGACGATTATCGCGCAGCTTCACGCGCACCATGACGTGATCTGCGACCCGTTCAGCGGATCGGGTTCGACCGGCGTTGCGGCGCTGGCGGAAGGCCGAAACTACCTCGGCATCGAACTGGATGCGGACTACAACACCAAAGCGGCTGTGCGCCTCGGCTGCGCCGACCCGAATGTCGTGCCGCTGACCGCCCGCCTGTGGCTGGGCAACTGCCTTGAGTTGATGCGCGGCCTTCCTGATGAGTCCGTTGACCTGATTGCTTGCGATTTGCCCTATGCGGCGACCCGAGAATTTTGGGACAAGGTTCTGCCCATGGACCAACTGTGGGCCGAGTATCGCCGCATCCTGAAACCCAAGGGCAACATCGTCCTGACTGCGGCGGGCATGTTCACTGCCAAGCTGATGACTGCTGGCGAAGACCTCTTCAAATATCCGCTGGTCTGGGAAAAATCCGGCGTGACGCAGTTTCCTCACAAGGATTATCGCGTTCTGACCAAGCACGAAGACGTGCTGGTGTTCGCCAAGGGCGGCATGGGGAACAACGCCAAGATCAACCCGACATACAACCCGCAAGGGCTGGTCGAATTGGCCACTCCGAAGAAGTCTCGCAACGGAAACAACCGCGACAAGAGCATGTTGAAGATGCGTGGCCGACGCGCAGACGAAGGCTACGTCCAGACCCACACGAACTATCCGACTTCGGTGCTGCGTTTCCCCACGACGAAAAAGGTTGAGGGCGAAGCTCCCCAGACCCAGAAGCCTGTCGCCCTGATGGACTGGATCATTCGCACCTACTCCAACGAGGGCGATGTCGTTCTCGACAACTGCCTCGGATCGGGCACGACGGGCGTCGCGGCGCTGGCCGCCGGTCGCCACTTCATCGGGATTGAACTGAACGCGCCGTTTTACGAGACCGCCAGCAAGCGCATCCGTGACGCGGCTCCCGAAGCTGTCGTCTTCATCACGGACATGCCGGTGGCAAAGCCCGAGCCGACGTTCTTCGAGGAAGTCACGACGCGCATCGAGGCGGCGGCGCCGGAACTGATCGCCAGCAACGACGTGACGCCGAACTGGACCCCGGAGGAACGCGCTCGCTGGGACGCCAAGCGAACGGCGCTCCACGCAGCCCGAGCGGCGGCGCAAATGGCCGAGGGGAAGGCGGCCTGAAATGACGAAGCGCCAGACAGTTATCGAAGCTCTCGCTTCTGCCGCAAATCCCCGTGATATCGAGGACATTGTAGCCCTCATTCAGGAACGACTCCGCGCGGATGAGTCGTTGAAACGGTCGAAACGAGCGAAGGCGGCGTGGGTCGCGCGCTGGGCCAGAACCGCCGTATCGCCCCCGCCGCCACCATCCCCACCGCCGCCGCCAACGCCACCCAAGCGGCAGGTGCCTTAACGGCGCCGCCCAGCCCCGCGCTGGCGACCACTCTTCAATAGGTGGTCCAAGCGCGTGCCCGAGAAGAAGCGTTTCTCGAAGTCCCGATCCAGCTTCTTGAGGTGGTTTGCCTCGGCTTTCGCTTCGTCCACGGAGAGGTTTTCCTTCCAGTGTTCGACCGCTTGAGCCAGCACGTCGATCCGGTCGTCGTGTTTCAAGGCACCGCGCTGGGCGGTCATGTGGGTCATCTGATAGAGACCCCGGTTCACGCTGTCGGCTTTCAGGTCTTCCTTCACAACGGTCGTGTCGATGACCAGACGATGCTGCTTCAGCACGGGTTCGAGCGATCCGATGATGCGCTTCTCCTTCATGCCGGTGACCTTCACGCCGACGAGGGAGCAGGGGTGTTTGACGGCAAGCACTGGGGACAGGAGTTGGCGGAACATGCCGTCGCCCCAGTTGTCCTCGGTGACCACGAGCTTGACCTTCTCGTCGCGTGCGATCTCGGCCAGCTTGGTCAGGGTCTCCGGCGTCGTGCCGTCTCGGAAACCGCCCCATGCCCGAACGTAGATTTTGCCATTCAGGAACTTGGTGACGACGTAGGCCGTCTCGTCTCGACCGCTACCGGACGGGTCGATGTGTAGGACCGATCCCGTGAAGTCCGTCCAATGTTCGGAGACGTTGAAGGGACGGTGGAAGCGGTCGCCGGTAAAGCCGACGCAGGTCAGCGTGCCGATCTGATATTCGGGCGAGGAAGCGTAGGCGACCGACACGGGGGCGCGGAACTTGTCCACGTCCATGATGATCAGGTCGGCGCACTTCAGAGGGTAGCGTTCAGCGTCGGACAGGGCTGTGTCCAACATCATCTGAAGCATGAACTCGGCGGCGGTCCCGTCCAGTTCGCTGGCCTGTAGCGCGAACTCTGTGAAGCGGGCCGGGTCGGTCGGCGCACCGCCGAGGATCGACACGCCCTGCGGATCGCAGACGCAGTTGTCGTTGGCGATGTCCGCCATCAGCATGGGTGCCAGCGTCGAACCGTAGTTCGGAACCTTGGCGATCAGAGGATAGCGTGCCGTCCAGACGCGGAGGTCGTAGCCGCGCTTCGGAAGGTCGTTGTAGATCGACTCTGCCGTCTGGGGCGTGCCGAGGTAGACGATCTCGGCATTCTTGTGCGGCTTGATGATCTTGCCGAACTCGGACGTGGCGTGCCGCAGCTTGTCGCGCTGGTCCTCGGTCAGGGAGTTGCGCTGGTTCTCAACGTCGTCCGAGATCAGGAGGTCGGCGCGGTTGCCCGCGAGTTGGCCACTAATTCCAAGGCAGGAGACGGACGGCTGCTTGTTCGGCTTGGCCGGGCCGACATCGAACGCCAGCACGGACTGACGCTGATCCTTGCGGGGACGCAGTTCAGCCCAGAGATCGTCACCGGCCTCGTGGTCGATGATGGACTTGATGAGGTTGGCGTTCGCCGCTGCGCCGCTTTCGCCAGCACTGACGATGAGGACCAGAATCTGGGGGTCGTTCCAGAGTTTCCAGACGACGTAGGCGCAGGTGATGAAGGACTTGCCGACGCCTCGGTAGGCTTCAATCGCCCGGCGCTTCGGCCCGTGTGCGATGTAGTCCGCGATGTCGAGTTGGACCCGTGTGGGGACCGGCAGGTTGAGGACGTGCTTCCAGACGTGGCGCAGGAACAGGTCAAAGCGCGACCGAAGGAGATCGCGGTAGGTCGGTAGGGATGTTTCCAAATGGGCGAGCGCGCACAGGCCCGCCCGCCCCGGAAGGGACGGGCGGTGCTGGCACCGGGGGAGGGGGCTTTAGTTTCGGGTCAGTCCCGAAAGAACCTCGTCGTCGAGGTCGAGATCGGCGAGTTTCCCAAGGAGGTCTTCCCCACGCGGCGAAGAGGCCGGAGCGGAGATGTTGTTGTCCTTGAGGAACTTCAGGGCTTGGGACAGCAGTTGCGGCGAGATGGCGAATGCCGGGTCATCGGGATGCGCTTCCGCCCGCGTCGAGGCTCTGTCCAGTTCGTTAGACAGAAGCATGGCGACGAGAAGGTGAAGCCCGTCGAGTGAGCCTTCAGAGGCCCGCGTTTCCGAGGGCTTCCTCATTTCATCACCGCATCGACGATGAAACTGGCTGCGGCGGCGACCACGGCTGCGGCACCGAGGAACCATGCCTTGCTTGTTTCCAGAAGACGCACCCGAACTTCCAGCTTCTGGTGATCTTCTTTGAACTCCTTGGTCTGGCGTTTGATCTCGGCGTCGGTGTTTGCGGCTTGCGCCAGCAGAGCGGACAGTTGGCCTCGGATTTCGCCGAGGACGAACATGATGTCCGTAGGTTTTTCAGGTGGCATTGAGCCTTTCGGTTGGATGTTAGATTTGGTCACCGGCGGTGTAGCTGAAGTCCAATGACGCGAAATACGTTTGGCCGCCGATGACGACGGTGACATCGACGTAGCCGTTGGTTTGGTAGGTGAAGCCGTTCAAGTCGTAGTTCGGACCATCGAACTGGACGGTCGAGCCGGTGCTGTAGACCTCGCCGCCCCATGCGTATGACGATGGCGTGCCGCCGCCGATGATCTGGACGCCGAAGACAAACCGGTCGTGATACTGGCGACCGTTCGGGCCGCCGCCGATGCTTGCGACCTGTCCACCGCTGACGGTGTAGATCGAGATCGAGCGGGCGGACTTGCCTCGTAGGTTGGCTGATGTCCAAGGGATGGATAGGCCAGCCGAAGAGGCTACCTGCGCCGACGTGAAGGGGAGGCCGTAGCCCCATTCGTTCTTCACGTCGGTCGAGGTGAATGTGCCGCTTGTCGGGATCGTCATTGACGACCTTCCAGCCCGGCAACGCGCACTCGAAGGTCTTTGACCTCCGCGAGTATAGCGAACATCAGGCTGTTGGAATCGACGGTGCGGAGAGGTTCATCACCCCATTCACCGTTCGGATCGCCAGCCCTGACGACAAGCATCGGTTCGATCAGTTCTACCTCTTGAGCGATCACGCCCCACTCGGGCTTACCGCCCTTGATGTAGGTCTTGACCGCCAGTCGGTCGATCAGTTCGCCATGGCCTGTAAGCGGGCGAATGTCCGACTTGAGACGGGCATCTGACAGGACCGCGAACGACCCCATGTTGACGTTCCCGTCGAAGCCAGCAGCGCCAGCGGAGTAGAGATACTTGTTGTTGTAGACCCGCAAATAAGTGGAATCGCTCATCAGCCAGCCACCGCCGTATTGCTCCCAATAGAGACCTGAAGACCCGCCTTGGACCCGGAACCAGTTGGTCGTGTAGACCTCTGACCCGGAGTAGATGCTTCCGCCATCGGCGCGGACGTTGCCCCCGAACGATGCCTCGTTCGTGTCGAGATTGATCGTCAGCGGCCACCGACCGTTGACCGTCTCCCAAGCCTCCGTATCCGTCCCAGAACCCCGGAGGATGTGGAAGGTGTTGGAGTTGACGTGGATCATCGCAGTGCGGTGATCGGTGTCGCGGAAGTAGATGGTAGGCGACCCACCTCTGATGTGGACGCCGTTGCCTTCGGTGTAGAGGCCGTTCTGGGCGAGGAAGTTTCCCGAGCCATCGAAGTAGCCGAGGGTCTGGTCGCTCGCGCCCCGGAAGGCGAAACCATCCGGGGAGTTGAAGTAGGTCCGTCCGTCGTGGGCGAAGTAGAACCGCTTCTTGAGATCGAGTGAGTATTGATCCTTGTTCGTCGGGATATTCCCATTGTGCCAGATGTGATCCGACGTGGCCCCGTAGGACCACCCGCCAATCTTCAGCTTGCTGTCGTTGTCGATACCAAAGTTGGTGGCGTAGACGCCGGGTCGATGGAACTGAAGGAAGGCTGCGCCCGCCGAGGCGTCCTGCGACCGGGCCTCAAGGGCTGCGGCTCCCGACTGGTTTGCGATGGTCGAGGACGAGTTGACGCCGCTGTAGAAGCCCTTGGTCGCCGAGATGTTCGCCTGTGTGGTGGCGCTGTTCCAGCTTGAGGCGTCAGCCTTCGTCGCCGGATTGAAGTTGCCGCTGTCCCAAGGCGTCGTTCCCGCCCATGTCGGACGAACATTAAAGTTCACCGTCTGGAAGCCCGCGACTGTGAATGCGCGGATTCCGCTGTCAGCCGCTTGGATCAGGATGTTGCCCGACTGTGACGGGTGACTGATGCCATAGGCGACGAAGCACGAACCGGTGTTGGACCAGCCGCCGCCGCCAGCAACGACCATGCTCTTCGAAGGGTTATCCGATCCGAGGTAGGGATCAGCCCCGTTGATGTTGAGCCGGTTGGTCACATAGAGCGCGCTGGCGAGGGTCTGCCCTGTCGTGATGGACAGGCTCACCTTGTCGTTCAGAGTGGTCTGAAGGTTGGTGATCTCGCTGATCGCGTGGGTATGCGCCGAGGGCGCGAACGTCGTCGGCTTGCCGGTAATGACGGACCAATCGTGAGTGTGCCCCGACGCCGCGAAGCTGGCTGCGGTGAAGTCGGCAGATGTCCAGATGCGGGCGGCGACGCCGTTCGTCATCAGGTCGAGTGGGAGGTAGGCACCTCGGAAGTTGCCGCCGCCTTCGAAGAAGCGGATCGAGGCCCCATTCACATCGACGATGGTATCGCTGGCCAGACCATTGGTGTCAGGTTTCTGAAGTGTCAGTTGCCCGCCTTCGGACGTGCCCGCGACTTCCTTCCTGAAGACCGTCACCGCCGGGAGCGAGACATTGCCAGTAAACACTGGCGCCGCGAGCGGAGCCTTGGCGTCCAGCGTGGTCTGAAGGTTCGTCACATCCCCGATGACATGGGTATGCGCCGAGGGCGTAAAGGTCGTCGGCTTGCCGGTGATCGTGGTCCAGTCCTGCGTGTGCGCCGAAGGCGCGTAGGTCGCGGGCGGATTGGTGATGTCGGCCCAGACGTGGCTGTGCGCCGAGGGCGCGAACGTCGTTGGCTTGCCGCTGATCGAAGTCCACTCCGGCGTGGTGTCGGCGAGGACGACGTAGCTCGCGGCCAGCGTCTTCGAGCCTGTGCCCGAGTAGACATAACGGAAGCCGTCCGTCGTGGTGACGATGGAGCCTTGGCCGATGTCGGTTTGCTGCTGTGTGGTCAGGTTGGCCAGTGTGCCCGAGGACGCGAACTGGCGCATGGACGGCAGGATCGGGATGCGGTCGATGTTCAGGACGCCGGTGAGCCGATCCGCCGAGAGCGTGTCGCTCTTCTTGTCGAACAGCGCCGGGTTGAACGTCGCTGCGAGCGTAGCCGAGGTAGCTGCCTGTGTCGCGCTGATCCCGGCGGCAGTCGATGCCGCGACAGCCTCGTCATGAAGCTGCTGAACTGCCTCGTGATCCGCCGCCGTGTCGGCGCCGTGACCTTCCGCAAGCTCTGCCCAATAGCGCGCGTTCGCCTCTGACGTGGCCGCGAAGCTGCGGTTCGTTTGAGACAGGTTGCGGGCGTCAACCGCAGCGCCGCGCGCGGCTTCCGCGAGGGCGCGTTGTGCGTCTGCCCGGTCGGCTGCGGACACGGCTTCGTCTCGCGCCAGTTCGGCGACGGTCTTGGCCAGTTGCGCCAGCCCGGCAGGACCGGAAACGAAGTCGGCCATGCGCGCCGGAGACATCACGAGGCTTTCGACGCCGCGAGCGTTCAGGAGAGGGTAGCGACCGTCACCATTGGGACCGCCGGAAGCGGTCCCGCCCAACCAATCGCTTTGACGCGAGAGGTTCTGATTCCAGACCGCAAGGGTCTCGGTGATCTGCTGGGCGACTTGCGAGATCGTCGCGTCAGTCATGGATTATTCGGCGGGGGTCTGTGCTTCGAGAGCGGCGTCTACCGCTTTGGCTGCGGCCAGTTGAGCTTCCTTGTGTTCGGTCTCTTGGACGGCGAGGGCCTGACCAAGCTGGACGCCTTCGAGCGCAGCGCGGACTTCGCCGAGACGCTTGTCGAGGGACAGAAGTTGTTCACCGATCAAGCCCTTTTGGGCGAGCAGTTGGGTCTGTTCGTTCAGAAGGCTCTGGACGTGTTCATTAGGTTTGGGGTTCGACATGCGATCCCTTTCAGTGCTGGATGTTTCTATATTTAGGCCCGCAGACCGGCCTTAAGGCCGGTCGCGGGGGAAGGTCTGGGGCGGAACCGGCCAGATCAGATTGTCGAAGTCGATGGCGTTCAACGCCTGACGGTAGACCTCGTATTCCTCGTGCTGATCCGCTGGCAGGTCGGCGTTGGAAAGCTGGATCAAGAGCGCGTCGCGGATGACCCGATTGGGATCGGCGACCTCTGCCATAGGTGCGGCATCCACTGTTTCGCAGGTCTCTCCCGGCTGGCACTGAAGCTGTGCGTTCGCCGGGATTTCAGTCGTGATGTAGAGCCGGGGCGGTGACCCCGGCGTGCCGATTGAGTAGTTCATTTGTAGACCGCCATGATTACGAGGTTGGCCGAGTTCATGGTGATGGACCCGGTATCGCCCTGCCAGTTCGTGGTCACCGTGTGGGTGCCAGCGGGCAAGCTGATGTAGCCAGACACCGATGAGCCAACGACCCGGACGCCTGTGCCGCCGGTGGCGATCAGGCCATTCCCGTTGACCGAGATGTCGTAGTTGAAGCCCGGCGTTCCCGACGCAACGTAGTCGTGCGTGAAGCTGGAAATACAAATCAGCTTGGCGGGGTAGGCGAGATTGATGGTGTAGGACAGGGCGACCTGTTTGCCGCCGTAGTAGATGTATTGGCCGGTCTCTTCGTCGTAGTAGTAGCCGCCAGCCCCTTGGCCATAGAGCCGGTTCACCGTGCTAACGCTGTCGATGACCGTGACCGAGTTGTTCTGAAGTTTCGGCGTCGAGATCGTGCCGGTCACCATCAGGTCACCGTAGATGTCCACGTTCGCGTTGAAGCGGGCGCGGCCAGCCGAGACGAGGAAGGGCTGAACCGGCGTTCCGCCATTCGGCGCAGTCACAGAGAAGTTGTCGGCGACCACGGCGAACTGACCGGAGTTCCCGTTGTTGTTCAGGAGCCAGCCGGTGATGTGACCGTTGACGTTGAGCGAGATACCGGCGCGGGCGTTCAGGCCGTTGGTCACCTGCTGAAGAGTGGTGATCGAAGCCGAGTTTCCGCCGACAGTGTTCTGAAGTGTCTGAAGGGTTTGAGAGAGGGCGCCGTCTGCGTTGATCCGCGCCGTCTGTTCGGTGACCACGGACGACGAGATGTTGCCCATGGTCGTGTCGATGCCGGAGAGCCGAACGCCGAGTGTTGAACCGGGGCCGACTTCCACCTTGTTCAGGTCGAGGACAAATGCCGAAAGGCCGTTGCGGAAGGCGCCGAGGACAGCGAGTTGCTGGCTGAAAGCGTTGTCCGCATTGGCCCGCGCCGTCGCTTCATTCTGGATCGCAGTCGAGTTCTGGCCGACCGTGACGGCGAGCGACTGGCGAGCCTGTGACTCCGCAGAGATCGCGTTGGCGCGGGTCGTTTGTTCGTTCAGGATCGCGGAGTCGTGGCCATCGACCCGAGAGGTCAGGGCTTGGCGGGCGGTCGCTTCAGCCGACACGGCATTCGCTCGCGTGGTCGCCTCTGCCGCGATGGCGCTCTCTGCTGCGCCGAGGCGAGTGCCTTGCGTGTTGAGGGTCGTGGTGATCGCGCCGTCCGCATTGATACGGGCGGTCTGTTCCGTTGTGACGAGTGCCTGTGCGTTCGTTCCGGCGGTGGCGACGAGGGTGTTGAACCGCGACGCCATCGTCTCGCCGTTCGTGACTTCGACCTTGTTGATGTCGAGGACGAACGCCGTGTTGCCGTTTCGAGCTGCCCCCAGCAGTGCGAGGGTCTGGGCCAGAGCCGTGTCGCCGTTGGCGCGGGTTGTGGCTTCCGTGGTGATCGACGATTCAGCACCGGTGACGCGGCTGGTCAGGTTTGTGATCAGCGTGGTCAGGGCTTCATCGCGGGATGCGCGAGCGGATGCCTCGGAGATGATCGACGCCTGTGTCGATCCGACTGTGGCCTGAAGACCGTCGATCCGATTGGACAGCGCCGTCTCCGCAGTGGTGCGGGTCGTCGTCTCCGTCAGAATCTTGGCGTCGGTGTAGGCTCCCGAGGATGCCGAGATCGCGTCCAGCTTCGAAGCGAAGCTTTCGGTTGGCGACACACGGACGGTGTTGAGGTTGAGGATGAAGGCGTTGTTTGCCCCGTTCTTCGCACCCAGCAGGGAGAGGGTTGAAGCCAGCGCCGTGTCGCCTTCAATACGCTCGTCGGCTTCGTTCTGAATGATGGTGGCGAGGCCGGTCCCGTCCTCAAGGTTGGCCAGCGCATCGACCAGACCGGCGAGGTTGGCGAAGTTCTGCTGAAGGGTGTCAGTGCGTGCGCTGACCGCTGCGACCGTGGTGTCGAGCGTTTCCGTGCGGAAGGCTTGCTGCGTCAGCGCAAGGGCTTGCTCGATGATCCGAGCGGCAGACAGGTCGATGTTCGCGAGGGCGTCACGGAACCTGTTGAGCAGGTCGTCGCCCATTTCCGAGATGCGGAGCAGTTCGTCGAGGATCGCGTCAGGCGACGTGACCACGCCAAGCTGATCGCCGAGGCGGACGCGGGCGACATCGAGGGTTCCGTAGTAGAGGTCGTCGGTCTCCTGCGCCTTGTAGAGAAGCTGAAGGATCGCCTTGTTCAGGTCTTCCTGCGGGAGGTTCGCCCCGTTCTGGAATGTCACCAGAGCGTCGGCGATGGGGGTGACCCGGCTGATCTTTACGACAGAGCCGCCAGCCGGTTGAAAGGTCAGCCGAATGCGGCTGTCGTGAACCCATTCAAAGGGTCCGTTCGCTCCGTTCAGGACAACCTTGATGTGGTTGCGGTCGAGGTAGGAGACGGAAAGGTCGAACTCTCGCTGGCCGTTGGCCACGATGTATTCGACGCGGGTGTGATAGTTCATTCAGCCTTTCGTTGAGGGGACATGACAAGGCGCCCCGCCGTCCGAAGACGACGGGGTTGGGCCTGTCAGGTGATGGGATTTACTGGCCCGGCTGGAAGTTCAGGACATCGGCGAGAGCGTCGGAACTGACCCCGTAGGATCGCGCCTTGTTCTCGATCTTTGCTCCATCCCAGCCCTTGGCCTCGCCTTGCTCGCGAGCCTGTGTGCCGCCGGTGCGGTCCACCATTTCGGCGAGATCGGGATAGTCGCCCCGCTTGATCGACGCGGTGGCCAGACGGCGGAACCGGCTAACCGTATCCTTGATCGTCTGGGCGCGCTGGCGGTCGGGATAGTCGGCGTAGTCAGCCGAGTTGATGATGTCCGTCAGGGTCTCGTGAAGGTTCCTGCCAGTCGCCGGATCGCGGAACTCCTGTCCTTGGATTTCCAAGACGCGGGCATGTTCGCGAGGGGTGATCTTCTGGCTGTTGAACCGGGCCGGGGGCCGGGTGGCCATCAGCACGTCAGGGTCGCCAGCGGCGAGCGCCGAGACTTCCAGACGCACGATGTCTTCCTCCCGCTTTGACACGCGAAGCGGTTGGATCAGGGCTTCGACCGGGCCGTCATCCTTGTCCGTGCGAACGATGGGAAGGCCGAGCCAATCCCTGCGTTCGGGCAAAGATTGTGAGAGGGTCGGAATGTTCACGAGGAAGGCTTCCATGAAGCCACGGGCCTCACGCATCACCGGGTCTTGCTCCTGCGCGATGTTCCGCACGATGGCGGGCACGAGGGAATCCCCCAACTTCTTGAATCCAGCGCGCATAGCCTGTTGACCACGCGAGGTGTCCGACACGGCGGTCGCCGGATCGAGCAGATCGAAGAAGTCACCGATGCCTTGGAGCGCGGCCTTGTTCAGGATGTTGTTTGTGATGGCGCCGAACACGCCGCCGACCAGAGCCTCGGTCTGGCTGTCTGCCAGATCACGGTCACGGGTCGCCTGATAAAGGTCCGCCGTGATCCCGAGCATTTCCGCCAGCGGCGAGAGCGACGAGTATTGATACCAACGTCCGCCGACGCGGATCGAGTAGGACTTGATGCCGTCCTGTTCCTCTGCCGGGCTGCGCTTGCCGACCAGATCGCCGTTGGAGAACAGCATGGCGGCGGTAGACATCATGGCGAAGCCAGACACCATCCGGGCCATCACGAGGTCAGCTTCAGCGCCGCCACGCGACATCGCTTTCTCCTGACCGTCGAGGGCCGAGAAGTAGTTGGCGAATGCCGCCCTGTTCTCAATCGTCACCCAAGCCAGAGCCGGGTTGCGGTCCACCATGCCCGCGCGAACGAGAGCCATGGGGGTGCGGAAGAACGGGACGTAGAGTGCCTTGATCAGGGGCACGGCCTTGAGGGCCTTCTCGAAAGCTTCGACCTTGGGGCCGACCTTCTGAAATGCCATCATCCGCGCATAGTCGTTCGCCATTTCCTGAAGGTTGATGGACGTGAAGACATCTGCGGCCTCTTCAAGCCGGGTGTCGCCCATGTAGGGCTTGGCCGGGTCGAACTCTTCGCCGACCTCTTCGAAGGTCTGCTTGGCTTTGGCGAGGGCTTCAGCCGTGGGCTTCTGGGTGATGGCGTCGAGCGTCTTGGCGTAGACGCGGGCCGCATCCTTGCCCCGCAGACGCGAGGATCGGTAGGAGGCTTCGCGGCTGGCCAGCGCAGACAACTCCATGCGCCGGGTCATGACCTTGGTGAACTCGTCCATCGCGAGCGACGGGCGAATGCCGAGCGTGCGGAGTGTCGTGAAGATCGCGGTTCCGGCCATGTCGGGTAGGACGCCGAGGGCGCCCTTGAAGTCCTTGGGGTTTGTCCAGTTTCTGACCCGAGCCTGATTGAACTCGAAGGGCAGACCGGTCTGCTGGCGACCGACAGACGTTTCCGCGTCGGTCACCGGCGAGGCCGTCTTGAACGCCGTGAACGCTGCGCGCGAGGCGTCAACGAACGACTGGTGGATGCCAAACAGGTAGGCGTTGGCCTCGCGGAAGGTGATGCCTTCAGCCGAAGTGCGCTGGCCGCCCAGACCACGACGGATCGGGGAGGTGACACCGGCGGCGACGTAGCGTTCGCCGACCGTAAGGGTCGCGTGAAGAACCGAGCCGACCGCGTTGCGGACGGACGACGCTGGCGTCGAGAGGTAGCCGGAGACGATGTAGTAGGACAGGTAGTCCATGAACCCCATCGTGCGGACCTTGCGGATTTCGTCCTTGGCTTGGCGTGCCCCGCCTTGCCCGTAGGCTTCGCGGATGCGCTTGAGCGCGTCGGCCAGTGACTTCTCATCGAGGTCGCCACCGTTCAGAGCATCGGCCATCTGGTCGTATTGGGCCTGAATGTCGTTGACGAGTTTGGCCCGCTTCTTCGACGCCTTCATGATGTTGAGTGCGCGTGCGATCTCGGACTTGGACCCCTTGGCCATGGCGTCGAACATGACAGTGGCCTGAAGCTGTGCGGCCACGTCACCGATCATGCCGTCTGCGGCGCTGACATTCCCGGCGCGGAGGTTCTTTTCGAGGTCGGCCATCTTCGTCACCAACTGATCGGTGTGCTGAATGGCGATGGTTTCGAGCGCGTGGATTTTGGCCGAGACGCCGTGTTCCCCTGTGATGTCGGAGTGCGCCTTGATGGCGTCCGACAGGGTGATCCCGAACATCGTCTGGCGATCCTGCGTCGCCTTCCACGAACGGGCGGCATCGCCAGCCTCGTCGTAGAGGGGCTTAAAGATGTCGGCCATCACGCTGGCGACTTCCTCGAACTTGTCCGGGTCACCGGCCAGCTTGTCGAAGTCAAAGAAATCCTTGTTCCAGTGCGAGGCGTCGCCGGTCAGGCCGTCAACGGATTCCTTGCCCAGCCAGCGCACGAAGTTTCCGACGCTCTCCGGCTTGATGAAGGTCTTCAGGCGGTCGAGGTGGGCGGTCGCGGCTTTGACCCGGTTCGGATCGCCGACCTTGCCCCAATCGACGCCGTTCCACGGATCGGCTTCCGGCTTCCCGTCTGCCCCCGGCGCGTCGGCCTTGGGTTCGTCGGCGAAGATGCGTTCGGCTTTGGCCTGTTCCGTCCCCATAGGCAGACTGATTTCCGACGTCGGACCCTGCTTGGTCGGACGGAAGGTCCAGTCTTCGTGCGTGAGCGCGGGGAGCGTCAGCTTGTCGGAGAGGTCCAGTTCGTCGCGGAAGTGCTGGTTCAGTTGGGTCTCGGTGCGGAACTCCGCTTCGCGCTGTGCGCGGATCGTGCCGCGTCCGCGCCCGAGTGCGCCCAAACCTTCGCCGACGCCTTGGAATGCTGCGCCAGCGCCGACCGACTGGAGCGTTTGCCCGAGGTCATACTTGTCCTGTGTGGCCCCGACCGCCGACTGTTGAGCCAGCAGGTCAGCGCCGCCAGCGACCGTCGCCTGAACGCCGATGCGGGCGAGAGCCGACGAGCCGCCGGTGATGTAGCTGGACGGGTCGAGAGCCGAAGCCCCGAGCGTGCCCAGCAGGGCGGCGCCACCGTGAAGGGTCTTACCGACGATCCCGCCTTCGGCCTCCCAGAAGGGGTCTTCCGAGGACACCTGACGGAACTCCTGACGACGGGCGCGCTCGCTGGCGACCTGACGGTTGGCGAAGTCGCCCGAGGCTTGGGCCTCGTTGCCACCATGGACGATGATGTCGCCGATGGAGGTCAGTGCGCCCGCGATCCCGCCGATGTGTTCGAAGGGGTTGAGGCTGTCCGAACCATACTTGCCTTGGGCAATCATCTCGTCGGCGTTGGCCCCGTCGCGGAAACCACGACGGAAGCCTTCGACCATGAAGCTGGTGTTCCAAGTGTTGGAGAACACATCGCCCAGACGCTCGCCGAGGCTGCGTTTGTCGGTGGGATTGGACAGGGCGACCGCTGCGCTAACGCGGCTCCGTTGGGCCTCCGGCTGTGTGCCGTAGTGGCGTTGAATGAAGGTCTGGCGGACGTGATCCGGCGTGCCTTCTTCAAAGCGAAAAACGTGCCCATCGGGGCCGCGTTGAACGATGTCTGTCATGGGTTAGGGGATAACGTTTCCATTTCTATCGACGCGGGTTTCACCGGGTCGGGTTGTGTTGTTGTCGCCTGTGCGGGTCTGGCCAGCGGCTCGCGTGTTGCCGCCCCCGACCGGGGTCTGGCGAGGCGTGACGAAGCGGGGCGTGAACTCTTGGATCACGGCGTCGGCTGCGGTCATGGGAGCTTCGCCGCGAGCGACGCGGCCTTCCCAAGCCAGCATGGCTTCAGCGCCGAGACGACGACGGGGTGCGGCTGCGCCGTCGCCCACGAGATCACCGATGGTGCCACCGACAAACTGACGCGCGACCGTAGCCGTGCGGCGTTCCTCGGGAGGCGTGCCTCGATCTGCCCGCGAGCCGTTGGCGGCGCGGGTCTTGATCTCAATGTAGGCTTTGGTCGCGGCCCGGCCTGTGCCGAAGCGACCGGCCTGATAGTCGCGGTCTGCCTGTGATGCGATCCCGGCATAGTTCGGCTCGCCGACCGCGAAGCGATTGGCGTAGTTCAGAACCAAGTCCTCGTCGGCCTCGCCTTCTGCGATGTCGTTTCGGAGCGACCGGAAGGCATTAGTCATGGACATGCCTTCACCCGGCTCAAGCACGCCGGAGCGCACGTTGGTCTGGATGATCTCGGCGACATCCTCGCCCTTGTTCGAGCGTTCCCAAAGGTCGAGGGTCAGAGCATCCTTTGCTTCAAGACGTTCTTTTTCCGTCTTCCGCTCGGTGTCGGCTTCGACCTGTTCGATGGCGTTCAGGACGCGGACCTGCTGCTGTGGCGTCAGGACTGATGCGCCCGGCACACGAGGGCGACGGGGTTCAGCAGCGGGCAGGGGTGTCGTGGTCGGGGCCGCAGCGCCAGCAGGAGCATTCGCCGCCGGTGCGGGCTGACCCATGATGGATCGCGGGTCGATGCGCTCACCGTTGCGACGGGCCGAGAAGTGAAGGTGCGGACCCGTGCTGTTGCCGGTGTTCCCAGACTTCGCGAAGGCCACGCCTTGGGTGACGGTATCGCCGACCTTGACGTTGATGGTCGAGAGGTGGGCGTAGCCTGTGGTGACGCCATCGGCGTGTTCGATGATGACCGTGTTTCCGCCTTTGCCGCGAGGACCGGCGAACACGACGCGGCCAGCAGCCGGAGCGTTGACCGGAGTGCCGACCGGGACGGCGAGGTCGATCCCGCCATGGTTGGTGCTGGCCCCTGCGATAGGTGCGGTTCGTGCGCCCATTCCCGAGGTCAGGCGACCTTCCACCGGCATGACGTAGGTCGATGTAGAGGCGGTTGCCGGAGCAGGGGGAGCAGCGACGGACGGAATGTCCGAACCTTCGATGTCCGCGATAGGCACTGTCTCCACGGTGGCGTTCGCGGTCTCGCGAATGTCCGCGATCTCGGCATTCAGATCACCGGCACGACGAGCGTCGAGCAGGGAGTAGAGGGCAGAGTTGTCGCCAGTCTCTTGGGCGTAGGCCAGCGCCGAGTTGACCACGGTTTCCTGAACCGCATCGGAGGGCAGACCGGCTTGCGTCAGTCGGTCCACGGTCCCCAGAAGGTCGAGACCTTCGCCACGCTGAAGCGCGGCCTGAACTTCGCCACCGGTGAGGTCGAGCAGTTCCTTGTCGGTCTTCTCCTTCAGGACTGCGGTGGCCTTGGCTTCCGTCTCATTGGCCCAGCGCGATAGGCGAGTGCCGACTTGGAACTGGATGTCGCGGTCGCCGAACAGATCGGTCGTCTCTTCGATGAAGGTGCGGGCCTGTTCGCCCATGTAGGCGTCGATGTCCTCGGGCGTGCCGCCCTGATTGATCAGGTCGTCCAGCCCTTGAGCGGTCTCGGTCTCGAACTTCGTCTGACGGGCCGACGCAGTGACGCTGTAGTAGGCGCGCTGATAGGCGACGGCCTGTGCGTGGGCCGGGTCAATTTCCTTGCCAGCCGAGGCGTCCAGCGTGCCTTGGGAGAAGGTATCCTTGGCCGTCTCGGTGCGCTGCGCGATGTCGTGCTGGTAGTAGGCTCCCGCCGTGTCTTGGATCAGGCCGAGGGCGCGGCGGACCTCTTCGACATTCCGGTCGCTGCGTTGCGCGGTGCGGAGATCGGAGGCGACGCGGACATCGGGAACGCGGTCTTCGCGACGGGTGGGCAGGATCGCATCACGGTTCTTCGTGATGACTTCCTGCGCGTCGCGGCGCTGGTTTTGCTTGGACAGGTCAGCCATCAGTTAGGCCCCCGATCAGCAGCTTGCTGTTGGAGCTTGATGGACTTGCCGCCGTAGTAGCCTTGGGCGCCAGCGGCGGCGATCCGAAGACCGGCGCCGAGGATCGTCGGCTCTTGGATGCGGGAATACATGCTGTTCGCTTCTGCGGCAGTCGCCGCTTGGGCGTTGTCCGCGTTGAGGTTGGTGCGCTCGGTAGCCAGCATGTTCTGGAACAGGCTGTCGTTGAGCAGGGAGGTGACGGAGCCGCCGATATTTAGCCCCGCCTGACCGGCTGCGACCTTGATGCGCGCCTGTTCCTTGCGGGCCGTGCGCTGGCGTTCGTTGAGTTCGCCGACGCGGGAGGTCTCGATCTCGTGCTGCTGGACCGCGAGTTGCTGGTCGATGGCTTTGGTCTGGGACTTCGCCGACTGAATCTGGGTGATAGTTTCGGTCGCAGCCCCGACGACTGCGATGGTCGTCATGATGGTCACGGGATCACAGATGCTGTGGTTCCTCCTGAATGCGGGTGATGAGGTAGAAGGGTCGGCTCTCCCGCCCATGCCGGAGGTCCACGGCCTCGATGTCGAAGCCATTCCAGAGCAGCCATTGGATGCTGGTGATGTTGCGGGCATCGACGTGGTTCGACAGGCGACGCCAGCGACGATGAAGGAATTCGAGGTAGGCGGGCGTCCGCCGGGCGATGACAAACTTGGCCTTGCGACCTTCCATGCCGGACGTGCCGATCATCCAGATACAGCCGTCAGAGGGTTCGTCCGTGGGCGCTGCGCCAAACACGCAGATGGGCACGTCGTTGTCACAGATGACCCACGCGAAGGTGGAGTTCATGACGCTCATGGTCAGCAGCAGGAGGGCATCCGGCTCGCCGATGGTCAGGAGCGGATTGGTGGCTCTGATCTCGTCCCGGTCGCCCGGTCGGAGGTCCACCGCGATGGCCTCAAGCCACGCAAGGGTCTGCGTTCTTGAGGCCACGGCGAGGTCGTGGAATGTGATCATAGGGATGGGCCTGACCCCGGAGGGTCAGGCTGCGCGGTTGTGATAGAAACCTTCCCATTCCGCAGAGACGAAGGTCGAAGCGACGTGCGTGTCGTTGCTGAACTTGATGCGCGCCAGAGTGTTCTGGCCCGCGATCTGAAACCGGAACTGGCCGGTGTGGTAGGCCGGGGTGTTCAGCTTGAGGTCGGATGACCCGATGGTGCGCCCGGTCGTGCCGGTCAGCTTGGCGGGCAGGATGTCTTCCATTTGAGGGTTCACGCCATAGGGCGCGACTTCTGTGCGGAAGAACGCCGACTTCGAGTAGCTGATCGTCAGGGTCCGAAGCTGAAGCCGCCCGTTGGTGATCGCGACGCCATCCTGCTTACGCAGCCAGAGCGTCGAGAGTTCGAACGAGAAGACGTAGCCTTCGCCGATCACACACGGGCCGGAGGTTTCCTGCCCCGGAACGGTGACGATGTTGTCGGTCACCCAAACGTAGGTCGTCGGGTCGATGACGCTTTCCTTGAGGGTCGTGAAGGCGTTGCCTCGCACGATGCGGAAGCGATCCTTGTTCGGCTTGTAGGGCAGGATGAACTGCGTCCGGTTCTCGGCGGTCAGGTAAGTTCCCGAGACCGTGGTGCGACGATCCAGATGAACCTGATTGGCCGTCTGGGTCGGATGCGCGCCGGGCTGGATGTCCACCTTCTCAAGCCAGAGGCCATCGGTGCGCTGGATCGTCAGATACAGGTAGCCGCGAAGGTAGGCGCCGGAGACGATCCGGTTGCCCGCACCCAAGTCCCATTCGTGCCAAGCCGACTGCGCCTTCTCGTCGGCGCTGGTCCAATAGAAGTTGTAGACGAACACCTTGTTCGCAGCCCCGTCCGTCAGGACGAAGAGCGTCGAGATGTCATCGGCGGGAACGATGGCGTGGACGCCAGCCGGGATCAGCGTCGGGACGTGAGCGGTGACATCGGCTGCGGTTGTCGCGTCACTGCCCGACAAGCGGGTGTATTCGCGGATCATGGCCCAGCCGTTGCGCTCGACGGCGAAGTAGATTTCCGAGCCGAGAGGCGCGAGGCCAGCCTTCACATTGACGGTGAAGTTCGTCGTCGGGCGGATCGCCAGAGACGATGCCGTCAGGCCGAGTTCACCGTTCGACAGGCTGAACTGCGTTTGGTCCGAGGTCAGCAGAATGCCGCCGTTGTCCGACGCCGCGTCTTCGAGAACGGAGACTTTGGTCGAGGTCGCGCCCACGTCGATCACGTCGCTGTCCAGATAGTCGGTCTGGCTCATGCGCCAGAAGTTGCCGAAGTCGCCGACGACCGACATCACGACGTTCTCGTCGTAGAGGAAGGTCAGTCGGTTCTGATAGAACAGCACCTTCCTGATCGGGCGACCGATGAAGCCGGGGTTCGGGTTGGTGTCCACATCACCGACGACGCGGTTGGCCCACGAGAACGGTGCGAATGTGAATGTCCCGTCCGCCTGTCGCACAAGGGCGTGGGGCATGGTGGTGGCGTCAAGCGCGTTGATCAGGCCGGGGGCGACCGTTTCTTCCCACACGCCGCCGCGACGGATGACGTAGTAGCTGACGAAGCTCGAAGTCTCGTCGCCTTGGACGCGATAGATCGCACCTTCCACCGGGGCCTCGGGAAGCTTGTCGAAGCGTTGGACCGTGCCCGTCAAGGCCAAGCCCGACTGAACGACGGGGTATTGATACTGATAGCCGGGGCCGAACGGATCACCGTTGGCGTCGAGACCGATGTTGCGGTTGAGCCAAAGATAATAGTTTGGATCGGCGGTCTGGTCCGTGCCCAGCGGCGCCATGGCGCACGCCTTCTTGCGGTTCGTGATGAAGGTGTAGTCCGCCACCGTGAACATCGAGATGTCAGCGGCGAAGTCTTCAGCGCCGGTCAGATAGCCCCAGCCGCCGGGGGCGGTGACGGTCTTCTCTGCGCCGGTGATGGCGTCGAACACCTTGACCGATCCGGCTGCGGCGATGACGACGTATTGCTCTGTCGTGTCGCGGTTGATCGTGTGGACGTGCGCATTCTGCGGCGCGGTATCCATCAGCTTGGCGACCTTCTCGGTCGGAGCGCGCTTGCCGAGACCGTCCGCGAGAGACGGCCAGCCGTTGGTCTGGCTTTCCAGTTGTTCAGGAGAGCGAACCAACGACGACTGCTGCGAAACCCCGCCGATTAGGGCAGGGATCGAGCCAGCACGAAGGCTCAAGCTTTGAGCCTCGATCCGCGTCGGCGGTTAGTTTTGAGGAGCAGTTCGCGCGAGGCCGTGAACATGTTGATGTCGGCGGTGGCCGACTGTTCACGCTGAAGAGTCAGCCAAGCTTTCTGTTCAGCTTCGGCGCTGAAAGCATCAAGGATGCGGTCCCCGACGAAGCGGGCTTGGAAGCGACGGCCAGCGGCGAGGACGGCGTAGCCGCGTGCGGTTTCCGGCAGGGCGTCGAAGTCGAAGGACCACTTGATGCGGACCTTCACCGGCAAGGCCAGTGCCCACGTCAGGTTGGCGTTGTCCCAGAGCGCAAAGGCGCCGGAGGTGTGCTTGCGGACTGTGAGGTCTTGCCTCGGGTCCATCGGATCGACGCTGAATGCCCCGGCGGGGACGTAGCAAATGCCGTTGGCATCCGGGGTCAGGGTATAGTTTTCGTCAGTGTTGAACTTGAACCCGTAAAGGCAGACTTCGCGCACGATCTTACCAAGTTCCGAGCGCGCCGTGTTCTGGTCGAGGATGCCGGATTGGAAGGTGTTGAGCGGAGCTTGGCCAATGGTGGCCAGCATGTCGTTTACGGCCTCAAGCTCCGTGAGCGCAGCCATCATGGCGCGACCTCCTTTGGAGCGAGGAATGAAAAAAAGGGCGCACCCTCGGTTGAGAATGCGCCCTTCTGTTTGTGGGTTTGAACCGGTGGTTAGACCGGGACGCCCGTGCGGAGTTCGATGGCGTTAGCCGAACGGAAGACGTCCGTGCCAACCATCTGACGAGCGAGCAGGAGATCGCCTTGCTTGCTGATCTGCTTCTCGGTCTGAACTTCCACGCCTTGGACCTCTGCGGTCGCGATGGCGTCGCGGGTCCAGACTGCGCCGACCGTGGTGCCGAACTTCTGGCGGTAGCGGGTCGGGATCAGGGCGTTGGCCGAGTCATCGTTGCCGAACGGAGTGATGTTCGACTTGAGAATCTTGATGCCGTCCACGGTTTCCAGAACGTAGTTCCGCATCGAGGCCGAGCCGCCGTTGTAGTCCTTGTTCAGGTTCTTGTCCGAACGGGCCATCAGATACCATTGCGCGTTCTTGAAGAGCGCGAAGATTTCCTCTTGGTCCACGCGGACGAAGTTGTTGTCCAGTTGCTCCTTGGCCTTCGAGATCGACTCGAAGAGGATCGTGACATCGGTCGCCATGGTGGCTGCGGTGACGGGCGCGGAGACCGGGCCGCCGAGGATGTCGTTGGCGCGAGCCGACTTGATGACGGCACGCATGGAGTTCTGGTCGAACTGGACGGCGAGGGCTTCAGCCATCTGGCGCACATACTCCGAGCGAACGTCGTAGTGGGTCAGGGCGTCGTCGATGTCGGCGATGAACACGTCCGAGATCAGCTTGTCGTCCGAGGTCAGCACGATTTCGCCGGAGGCGATTTGCTTGCCGAGGATTTCGGTGCCGGGCGTGTGGTAGGTCGCGGTCGTGCGGCCAACGCGCGGGAAGCGCAGCGACTTGCCGTTGGTCAGGCCGAAGATGCGTTGTTTGTCGCGCATGATCGTCATGCGCTCGTAGGTGGCTTGGACTTCGCCGCCGAAGATATCGAGCAGGAGGTCGAGGTTGCCAGCAGCGCCCGTGCTGGAATAGCCGGGACGCGAAGGGGTAGAGTTAGCCATTAGGCTCCTTGGTTGATTGAGAGGGTTTGGTGTCCCGTCGATCAATCGGAGTCCGGTCGTGGCTGTAGGTTGTGCGGGCTGTGCCCGGCCTGTGCCTGACGGAGATTTCCGTGATGCGTGGGTGAATAGGTTGGGACGGGCTTCCACCGTCCGCCCGCCCGTAGGCGGTCAGTCACCGTTTGCGCTGGGGACTACGCGGCCACGCCGACCGGTCTCTATGGGGACTGGCGAGCGAGGTCTTATTGAGCCGGATTACAGCGTGTTCGCTGCTTTCGAGCGCGCAACTTTGGCGGCGACATCCTCACGGAAGGCCGGGCTGTTGCGGTATTGGGGGTCGTTCATGGCGGCATACATCTCCGACTTGTTGCGGAAGACTTCGCCGGTCGTCCCGCCAGCCTGTGCCGCCACGAGGGCGCCTTCAGTCGGACGGGCGGTGCTGAACTTGCCGATCAGCCATTCGATGCCTTGAGTGGCGGTCGCAGGGTTCTCGACAAGGGTGTTGTAGGAGGCGATCTCGGCGTCGGTCAGACCGCCCTTGGCGGCCCATTCCGAGGCTTGATTGAAAGTCTCTTCTCCGCCAGCAGCGGAGTAGGCTTTGCCAAGGTTTTCGCGAGCGAGGGCTTCGAGGCCCGCCATGTAGTTGGCGACGACAGCTTCAGGCACGCCCAGCTTCACGATCTCGGCGATGTGCTCTTCGCCGACCGCGCCCTTGGAATCCTCGTAGACCTTCGCGAAGGTCTCGAACGCTGATGTCAGGGGGTTAGCCCCGGCGGCGTCCTCGGCCTTCTCGATCTTGAGGGAGGGTGCGGTCTCTTCTTTCTGACCACCACGGAGTCGTTGCTCAAGTTCGGCATACGACTTCGCCATGTCCTCAATGCGAGCCGTCCCGGTCGCGGCGTCCCAGAATTTCTCGGGGATATGCGCGGGGCGTTCGACGGAAGAGGTGCTGGTTTCCGACGCCGCCTCGGGAGCCGTCTTCAGTGAAGCGGCATAGGTCGAGGGGTCAACGCCCTCGGGGAAGGCGGACGCCGGAAGGGCGGATAGATCAGGGGTTGCGGCTTCAGTAGCCGTGGCTTCGATGCTCATTAAGTTCCTTGGTTAGGGTCTTGGGCGGCGGCGCTGATTGCGGCATCCGCGAATGCGGGCGCGGCGGACTGCGCGGCTTGAGCCATGGCGGCCTGTTGCTGTTCCTCGGCCTTCTGGTCTTCGGTCTTCAGCAGTGATGTCAGGCCGGTCACGCCATGCTCGACGCCCAGCCTGTTCAGGAGGGCGGTCGCGTTGACGTTGGCTGCGAACTGTTCGGGGCCGATGATCTGGATTGCGTCGGCGGCCCAAGTCCGAAGTCGGTTGACCTCGGCTGCGCGGCCAAGCGCGGCCAGACCTGTGATCACCTTCGCCTTGATGCCGTTGGGCAGGGCGGGGATGAGGTTCTGACGTTCGGCGATATAGAGGTAGCGTTCAGCGACAGGCTGTTGGAGTTCGCTCGACAGGAGCGAGTAGGTTCCGCCCAGCGTGTTTTCCAACTCTTCGGATTGGGTCCGCACTTCCTCGGCGGTGACCCGTTCCGCGTTGCGGAAGGACTGGATCAGGAACGCCGTGGAGACGCGGGCTTCAATCGTTTCCGACGTGGCGCGCATGACGCTGAAGTCTTGAGACTTGTTCAGTTGGAGCGACGCGACATCGTTCTCCAAGCCGTAGAGGTAGTCGCCAGATTGGGCGGCTGCGAGTTCGGCTGTGTCGAGAGACGAGTTTGGATTGACGAGGTTGATGATCCGCGAGGCGGCTGCGGCCATCTGGATGATCGACTGCGAGAGGTCTTCGAGACCCAGCAGGTCGCCCAGATATTCGGTGACGTGGCTGCGACCGTAGTCGGAGCCGGGCACGGCGAGCCAACGGAGCGGGAGCCAGCCAGATTTGTCAGCCGGGGCCGAACCTTCGGAGCCGGGAACCTTGGTCCCGTTGATTTCCTGCCAGTGCTTGACCGTGCCGTCGCGGCGCTCAACAACCGTGTAGATGTTGACGGCTTGCTCTGCCTTGTCGGGGTCTGTGGTGACCTTGACGGCGACGCGGACAGCTTCGGGGAGCGTGGACGGGTAGACCTTCTCGACGGCGATGATGTCCGTGAACTGGCCGGTCTCGTCGCGCTTCACGACATACTGGTCGAGGCGATAAAGGCGGGGCGAACCTTCCAGCGGAAGGCGCAGGAGGACGTTGCCAGCGATGATCAGGTGACGAAGACCCTCGGCCATGGCCGGGCGCACGCGGGCGTCTTCCATGACGCTGGTGGCCGACTGGCTGAACTGCGCCAGCGTGGTGTCAGCGGCGTTCTTGTCCTGACCCAGAGCCTCGGCGATGCCCGCGTCGAGTTCGAGACGGAAGAACGGGACAGAGGTCGGGAAGAGGGCGAGTAGCAGCCGGGCAGACAGGACGCGGACGCCATGCGAGCCGACCGACTGGTAGGGCTGTGAGGAAACGAAATGTTCGTTTTGGCCTTCCGTGGGGATCAGGCCGGGGATCGTGAGGCGGGACGCTTCACGCGCCGCATCCAACGCAGTGGTGCGAGCGGAGGACAGCGCGGCGAACCGCGCTGCTGCTGTTTTCATGCGTTAGAAGAGGGCTTTCTGGATTGAGAGGGCGTTGTCGCGCTGGATCGTGCGCGTGCCGCCCGTAAGGGTGTCGGACCCGGAGTTTCCACCCGTCGATCCGCCAGTGTTTCCGCCGGTCGTCGGCGTCAGGGGAATGGTGGGCAGGGTTGGCAAGCCGGGCGTTTGAACGCCGCCGGTCTGTCGCCGAATGGTCAAAGCCTTCACGCCGCCTTGGCGAGCCTTGATGATGGGGGCCAGTCCGTCGAGGTAGGGGTTGCGGAGAATGGCCGCTTCCTTCTCGGTCGAGGTGACGGGCGCGGACACGACCTTTGGTTTTTTGACGAGGCACATGGCCGGGCCTCCTATTCGGTATGGGTGATCGACTTCTCGAACAGGTGGCGAAGCTGCTTCGCGACGCTGCGGCGACCGGCGTCGAACATCACCTGATCGAGCGTCGTGCCCGGCTGGGGCATGACCTCCCGGCAGAGTTCGCGGTCGATGAAGTTCAGGAGATCGGGGACGTTGGTCGGGAACTTGTCGCGGGCGCCGTGGCCGGTGGGCTGACGGATCACGCGGACGGAACGTCCTTCCAGACGATGCCGATAACACCTGCGACGGCGCAGCCGACTGCGAGGGCGACATCGACATATGTCGGGTCGAGAGCGATGCCGAACGCGGTCAGGAGACCGACGAGACCGACGTAGGTCGAGCGTTCCTTCAGGCGTGGCAGGACGAACTTGATGATGGCGTTCATGGCGAAGGCCCTTTCGTGGAATGGGTTGGGAGAGGGCGTCGCGTGTAAATATGCGATGCTGAAAGTTGAGGGCCGTTGGGCCGCGAGGATCGAAGAACTGCTTGCGGCGGCACCGCCCGTTCCGCCGTCGCGCGATCCTGTGCTGTATGAGCCGGTCGATGTTGGCGCGACGCCATGTGTCGTTTGCCAAGAGCCGATCCGGGTTCAGCCCAAGCGAGGACGGAAGCTGAAAACTTGTTCAGATCAGTGCCGCCAAGAGTGGCGAACTCACCGGGTCAGCGTGGCTTTGGAGCTTTCCAAGCGGGAGCCTTCTTCAGGCCAGCGTCCGTCTGGGGAATGAGACCGGCGCGCTCGAATGCGGCCCGCATGTCAGTCTTCGTGTCGAGGATTTCCGCCTCGGGCGGGCGCACATAGTGCGAACGGGTCTTCTTGCTCATTGGTGTCCGAGACGACGTTAAAGCGGATCGGCCCTTCAACCGTGTCGTCATCGGCCCAGAGCCGGAACAGGAGGGCGTTGAGGTCGTCGGCCAGTGAGATCACCGTGCCGCCCTCGCATGGGGCGCCGACCGTGAAGTCTATGGCTTGGAACTCGATGTCGTTGGCGGACAGCCAGTCCCGCGCGTTATCAGCGGGCCATGGCACCACGAAGTTTGCGCGGTCGCGGCCAAGCATTTTGACGAATGCCCGAAGGGCGTCGGCTGCTTTCACTCGACGCGGCGCAGTTCGTTGGCTGCGTAGTCTTTGAGCGCCCCGATGTGGATCGTGTGCGGCGCGTCAGCTTGCTCGATCATACGGAGCGCACGGCGGATGGCCTCATATGGGTCCATGCCCAGCGTATCGGCGACGACGGCGCAAGTCAGGAACAAGGCCCGGACCTGATCGGACGGGTTGAAGTCCTGAATGCGGTTCAGCAGTTCGAACGCCGGTTCGCGCAGGTTGGAGACGGCGGACTCGTTGAGGACGCGATCTGCGATGGAAGGGAGAGGGTTCATGGGGGTGCGTTTCGTTGATCTTCAATAGGTGGCTGTAGAGCATCCGATGCTTCTGAACATGTATCAGCAGAAGAGATACTGCGATTGGCGCACGACGTTGATGTCGAGGTCGCCACGGGCGGGGAGGGGCGGAAGCTGATCCGCCAACCCGGCGGGTAGCTGGCTGGCAAGTTCGTCGCGGAGCATCGCGAGGCGGTCCACGCTGTATTGCTCGACAAAGGTCTCTCGCAGGATCGTGGAGAGGTCGAAGGCCCGGCAAGCGTGGACGCCGAAGCTGTCGTGGACCACGGCGAGATCAAAGATGCCTTGTTGGCGACATCGGTTCGCAGTCGCCATCAGGTGGGCGGCGTCGAAGCTGTGAATGACATTCGGGCTGATGGCATTCGCCTGTCGTTTGCCGTCAATGCCGGGGGCTTCCAGCGTCAGGTTCAGGCGCAGCCGCTTGGTCTTGTGGTAGGTGACCACCTCGCCCTTCTTGTGGTTCCTGTAGGTCTGAAGAACCGGAAGGCCAGCGGGCGTCGTCCACCAGATCGGCAGACCGGCGGCGGTCATGACCTTGGCGGCGCTGCGGAGCCACGCCATCGCGGTCGAGGCGGCGATCACGGTGTCCGAGATCGCATCCCAGAGGGCGTAGGACAGGTAGAGGGAGGAGGCGTAGTTGTCGGCGTCGCCGAGGTGGGGCGTGCCGTCTGCGTCCAGTTCGCGGAGCGTCTGGTAGATCATGTCGGTCATGCCGAACCGTGTCGCGCTGTAGCAGAAGGTCATCACGGGCCGCTTGGCGATTTTGCGGGTGACCTTCCCGTGTTTCCAAGGTGCTGCGTTTTCGTCCGTCGAGAGGTCGGCGAGGGCCTGAACCTTTGTCGCGACCTCGGCATAGACATCCTGCGGTCTATCCGCCGGGATCAGGTTCACGGCGGCTGCGCCAACCGGGTCCAGCAACATCGCGCTGAAGTGCTGAAGCCCAGAGTTGGAGCCGTCGAGGTGGACGGGCAGATGCGAGATGAAGTCCGCGCCCTCGGTCTGGTAGCCGAGCCATTCGACACAGGCGGCGAGCGCCATGAAAGGGCTATCCGCTTCTGCCCAGAACCGTTGTCCGTCGAGGGGCTGGCGTGCGCTGTCGAGGATCAGATCAGTGTGGTCGTAGACCCATTGGCGACGCTCGTTGAACGGCAGTTTGTCCTGACCGAACAGGCCAGCGATGTGGACGGCCAGCCATCCGGCGCCCGCATCGGTGATCGGGTGACCTTCCGCGAACTCCAACAAGGACTTGGCGAGGTCGTCGCCTTGCGGGTGCGGCCCGCCGGTGGCGATGGGATAGATACGGCCCCGGAAGTCCAGTTCGTGCGGGAAGTAGATCGCCGACTCTGCGGAGAACTTTTGTGCGACCCAGAGGCGTTGGCTGACGGCCAGTCGCTTCGACAGGCTCTTGCTGTTCAGGCTGTAGATGTCAGCGGCCTCGCGTTTCCAGCGGGCCTTGGCGATCTCGTTGATCGCGAAGTCATCGGGGCGAGGGGGCAGGGGCGCGGGATCGCGCGACGGCAGTCCGCCGAGGACGCCGCCTCCGTCCCAGACTTCGCGCATCACATCGAGAACGGCGGTGTTGATCCGCCATGCCGTGTCCTGAACCGCGTTCACGGCGGCGTAGACATCGGGCATGTCCACGTCGCGGAGGGTCTGGTGATAGGCGGCGTTCGCTTGCTTCACGAGACGGGAGCCGGGACGCTTGGTGACGTAGCCACCCTTGAAGGGCGAGACCCAGCGGCGGGGCCGCACGATCATCGGAAGGTGGATCGGCTCAAGCAGTTCGCAGCGGGCGTGCTGCTGTTCCAGCCACTTGTGAACGGCCTCGGACGGGCGGACGTAGCGCGTGCCGCGTGACCCGCTCTCGATGACGAACAACCCGGTCGCGTCGCAGAACAGTTCGATGGCCTTCAGGCCAGCGCGCACCCGTTCGGTGGCGTCGAACATTCGATCCGCGCCATGCTCTTCCATGGTCTTCTGGATGGCCCGCTTCTTCTTGCGGCTGACGGTGCTGGACGAACGCTGTTGCGACTTCAGGAGACCGTCGAACACGTCCTTCCGGTTCTGGCGCAGAGCCGACATCTGGATGTGTTCGATGAAGGCGTCGGCCACGGCGATGGCCGTCGCGGTCAGCTTCATGCCGGTGACCGCGCTATGAAGGACGACGCGGCCCGTCAGGTAGGCGGCTTCCTGCGCGCCGATCTGCGAGAGGATCGTCAGGGCCTCGGGCCGGGAGCCGCTTGCGCCGCCCCTGATCCGCGTCACGAACTCTTCGATGGCTGCTGCTGTCGGCTCTGTCGCCAGCTTGAGAAGCTGACGGCCCGGCGGCAATTCGGCTTCCTCGTCGGGGCTGGACGGCTCTGATCGCCATGGCAGGGGGCGACGGCTGCGATAGCGGCTTGCGCCCAGCGCACGCGCCTCGTCTTCAAGCGCGATCTGACGCGCTACACGGTCTCTGAATGTCTCGGTTTCCACCCTCTATTTAGCCAGAGGGGCCGTTTCGCTGTCCTTTGGCCGGGGTCTTACGACGCCCGGCCCCGGCGAACGCCGGGAAGTCGGCCAGAGGCCAGCTTCGGCGTGACAACACCCCTGACGTGCGCCGGTTGCTGCGTCAGATGTCGATGTAGGTATTGGGCCTTGGCGCGTATGCGCGGAGGGTCATCCGACCGGGGCAGTAGAGCCGGGGACAACGGGCGGTCTTTCCCCACGGCGACCAGTCCCGCCCGCGCTCTCGGATGATCTTGTCGATGTCGGCGCGGTAGCTCTGATTACACTTCGGGCAGACCAGTGAGAGTTGCCAGCCCCGGCGAAACATGTCGCCAATGGTGGGCGCGTAGCCCTGCCAGTCTTCACGTCGCCACACAGCGAAGCGCGGGTTGAAGCCCATCTTCCAACTCTGAACATCACGCCGCGACCCGTGGGCTTGATACGCGAGTCGGTCGGACAATGTTCCTACGTTGTTCTCATTCCTGTGGATGACGACGACACATTGGGCACCTTGCGCGGCTACCGTCGTTCGGTCACGTTCGCCCTATGATCGCTCTACTCTTCGCTCTTTCGATTGCCTCGACCCAAGCTGCGGGGGCGTCGCAGGACGCTCCCGATTGGCGGATGGCCATCGAGGAAGGGGATTGGACGTTTGCCGGTGAGTCCGAAGGCATTGTCAGCTTCGGCAAACGGAGACCGGCGGACCCAAGCACGGTGCTGTTCCGATACGAATATCGCGATGATCAATTTTCGAGGTCGGTGCCAAGGCTCGTTCAAGCCTATCCGGTCTACGCGCAAGCGCGGTCGTCTACCGCCGTAGTTGAGATCGACTGCGAACGGCGGCGTCGGCGCGCGCTTGAAGAAACGCTTTATCGCGGGCGGAACATGAGCGGCGACGTTTTATTGACGCGGGCTGAAAGCCGCCGCTGGATTACGCCGGAAAGCGGTAGCGTCGGATACCAGCAGTTAGCTTGGGCATGTCCATCGAACGGAACCGCCGCAGGTGATTCGCACTGAGTCCCGGTCCATCCAGAAGGAGGTCGGCATGGCGGTCAGAAAGACCCTGCTGAAAAGCGATACCGGCGTGTGCCTACATCGTGTCGAGGAAGTCGTCGGCTCCAAGGTCGGGCCGGTTCACTTCCGTCTGTCCACGCTGCGCCCGGCGCAGCCGCGCGTGATCGCTGACAAGAAGTTGGCCGAGGCAGCGTTCATCGCCGAGGTAGCGGCGAGCAAGAAAGACCCCATCGCAGTTCAGATGGCCGCAAGCCGAGGTTAGCCCGCCTTCGTCATGACGAGTTTCGGCCCGAGGCGTCGGCCCTGTGCCGCGTAGCGCAACATTTCGACCTCCGTCTTCCAGTCGCCCTTGTTCCGATTGAAGTAGGTGTGGAGCATCTGGACGACGTTCGGGTCGCCACCGGCAAGCGTTCGGGCGATGCTTTCGCCGCCAACGCCATGGGTGATCGCAGCCGAAAGATCGGTCTCGGCAATCATGTTGCCCCGGTCGTCGAACTTGAATGCCCGAACCCCACCCGCAATAACGAGCGTGTAGGTTTTTTCGGGCGTCCCCCTGAAATCATCGCGCGTGTCGCAGTCCACATAGCTGACGACGGACTTGAGAGCTTGAGCAACCTTCATGCGGGCGGATACCCGGATGTCCTTGTCGTCGTGGTTGATGGCGTCACGGACCTCCATGACCCTACGCATATGCTGGGTCTGGTCGGCTGACCCTCGGGCGTCGTCGAGTTCAGATTGTGCCGTCTGAAGGCGGGCCTTGGTGGTTTTGATCTGCGCCTGTAGCTCGTCGCGCTCCTGAACCATGCCCTCGTCAGGTTCGTCATCGCGAAGCATCAGCTTGAGGAGCCGCTTCGCCTTGCCCTGTTGGTCTTCGAGAAGCTTCTCAAGCTCTGCGACCTTGTTGGCCAGCGGGAGCGATTCGTCCGCTCGCGAGAAGAACCGGTCGTTGAGGGCAAGGTGAAGGATCGTATCCAGCGCCGCCGCCTCGAAGTCGCGATAGCGGATCGAAGTCGCTTGGTCGCAAGCCCGCCCGCGATAAACCTGCGAACACATTAGGGAGGACCGGGCGGTCGGCCCATTTCGCATCGTCATAGGCGCATTACAGGAGACGCAGCGCACCAAGCCTTGGAACAGGTTGGCGAACGCCAGCCGATGTCCGCCGCCATGCTTTAGCCGCGTCCTGCGGCCCGCGCGGGCACGAACGACAAGTTCGGCGTCCACGATCCGGGGGTAGTAGCCGATGATTTTGTCGAACGTGTTGACCTTCACCCCATCCACAATGCGGCGGGGTTGGTGGTCACCTTCCGCCGCCGGGCTGGCGATGATCTCGCTGATGTAGGTCGGTTCCCAGAACTTGGCCTTGCCCCACGACGGCACGCCAGCTTCCTGAAGCTTCAAAGATACGCCACGGCATCCGACGCCATCTGCCGTCCACTGATAAATCTGACGCACGATGTCGGCGCGGTCTTCGATGATCTCGAACCGGTCGTCCACGACGCGCAGCCAGCCGGGGCATCGCTTGGAGAACACCTTACCGGTCTTTGCCGCGAGAGCGCGCTTGCGGGCTTGGGCGTCGAGGATGCGTTCGCTTTTCTGCTGGCTCTCTTTCCACGCCAACTCGGCGGTCAGGGTGATCTCGATGATCTCCATCATGTTGTCGCGTAGCGTTTTGGTCGTGTAGAGCCGCGCCCCATCCACGGTGGCGATGCCTACACCGCAGTCCGTCATGTCTTCGAGCCATCGAATGGTGTCGCGTCGTTCCTGCCGGGACAATCGGTCCAGCTTCTCGACCAGCAGGACGGTTCCACGAGCGAATTCTCCGCAGCGAATGCGTTTGGCCAGTTCGCCAAGGTTGCCCTTGGTCAGGTGGTGGCCCTTCCACGCGCTCCTGCCTCGGTCGATAACGGCCTCAAGTTCCGTCCAGCCCATCCGCTCGATGTGCGTCCTCGCCAGATCAAGCTGGCGTTCAATCGACGAACCTCGCTCTTGATTAGGCGAGGAAAAGCGAGCGTAAATTATAACGGGCGTGGTGATCATTGAGGCTCCGGGCGGTGGATGACGCCTCATGGTCTCACAGAAACCGAATCACGCAACCAAAACGCCGAATCGCCTCGGCTGACTGCTAAACGGCGCCGCTTGCCTTGAAACCCCAACGCTCCCATCTTCGATTTCCTGCGTCAGAGTGTGACGTGTTGTCGAAAGGAGGTGATCCAGTGTCTCATTGTCATCAATCGCGTGCGGTGGCCGCGACCCTGGTCCTCGGAGAGGTCCGGGCCTGACCTTTTGGTTGGCGCTAACGCCCGTCGGGCTGTTTTGGCGCT